ATAATAAAAGATATATCGGAGCTCGAAAGCAAGTACAACATAGCCGAAGCGTCGATAATAGCCCGCGACTTCACTATGTTCTGCCGCGATATAACGCAGGACGAAGACCCCGACCTTACGTTTGCCAAGCGTGTAAATGATATGCTTGAGCTGTTTATTGATCATTTAATCGAAAAGCAAAAATGGCACAGCGTAAAATAGGTAAAGCATCCGATGTAGATATAGTAAAAGAGTACAAGGCGTTCGTCGAGAGTTTCCGACGTGTAACGGTAGCCAACCTCAACGAGACCTCTATCGAGAAAGCAAAGCGTATCAAGCGGCTCGAAGCATCGCCTGAGGAGTGGTTTCGATACTACTTTCCGAACTACTGTACGTCCGAGCCTGCACCGTTTCATAAAGCGGCGACAAGGCGTATTATTGCCAATGCCGAATGGTTCGAGGTGCGTGCCTGGTCTCGTGAGCTTGCCAAGTCTGCACGTTCGATGATGGAGGTGATATACCTTGCTATGACAGGCAAGATTAAACTTGTAATACTCGCTTCCGCCAACCTCGACAGTGCCACTAAACTGATAATGCCTTTCAAGGCTTGCTTCGAAAGCAACCAACGCCTGATAAACGACTACGGAGAGCAGCAGACCTTTGGGCAGTGGGATACAAAGGCGTTCAAAATCAAAAAGGGCTGTGCCTTCTATATCTTCGGAGCCGGGCAGTCGCCGCGTGGCGTGCGTAATGAAAACATTCGTCCGGACTTTATCGTGATAGACGACATCGACACCGACGAGGAGGTGCGTAACGAAGAAATTCAAAAGAACAAATACAAGTGGATAATGGAAGCACTCTACGCCACACGCTCCATCTCCAAGCCCCTCCGTGTGCTTGTTAACGGCAATATCATCGGCGAGCATAGCACAGTTAAGATGCTCGAGGAAAACGCCGACTATTTCGAGATAGTAAATATCCGCGACGACAAAGGCAAATCGACCTGGCCACAAAAAAATAGTGAAGAGTATATCGACCGCGTCTTGTCCAAAATAAGCTACGAATCGGGACAGAAGGAATACTTCAACAACCCTATGGACGGCGGCGACACGTTCCGCAGCTTAAAGGACGGCAAGATACCAGACCTCCGCTCCTGTGCGGTAGTAATATATGCTGACCCCTCTACAAGTAACAAGGATAAGACGAGCGGGTCAGACAAAGCAATCGGAGTTATCCTTAAAAAAGGTATGGACTACTACATTGCCCGCTGTGCCTGCGACACGATGAGCAACGCAAAGTTTATCGACTATCTTTTTGAGTTCTACTCGTGGGCAAAGGCAAATGGAGCTGACAATACAAGAGTATTCGTTGAAAACAATACTTTGCAAGACCCATTCTACGAACAGGTGTTATTGCCCCTTATATACTCGCAGGCAGTAGCAACAGGAGTGTTCCTACCCATTACGCCCGATACCCGCCAAAAGCCTGAAAAGTGGAGCCGTATAGAAGGTACGCTCGAACCGATTAATAGGCTTGGGCACTTGATATTCAATATCGACGAAGCCGACGATCCACACATGAAGCGGCTCAAGGCACAGTTCCGTAACGCAAGCCGCAAGCAAAAGAAGCTTGACGGGCCGGATATGGTAGAGGGGGGCGTTATCGTACTCCGCGAGATGGAGATAACCGATTCTGCAGATTCGTACGAAGTGATACAAACAAAACGAAACAAAAGAGCATTCTGATACCTAACACCTAACACCTAATCAATATGATAGTAACAGTAGAAGAACTTTCACAGACAAGCCTTTATCCGGAGATAATAAAGGCTATAACTCGTGACAACACTCAAGCGGCGGAACTGCAAATACTCGCTGCCGAAAGCCTCACTCGTTCGTATATGAGTAAATACGACTGCGATGCCATTTTCGGTACGGTCGACAAAGAACCAACCTACAAGGGAGCAGCGCTTGAACTCATCAAAAAGGTTATAAAAATCATAGCCTCGTATTACTTGGTACGCCTGGCAAATCCCAACGTTGATCTCGAACTGTTTCGTCTTGATTATCAAGACGCGCTCGACTGGCTCAAAGACCTGCAAAAAGGCGATGTCGCTCCCGACTTACCATATAAACCGGATGACCCCAACACGCCCAAAGACGAAAGCGGCGACAGTGTCGCTTGGACTTCTAATATAAAACGCAACAATCACTTTTAACCATGAAAAAAGATAAAAAGACAGACAACACTATCGTAAAAAAAGCAACACATCCCGCCATCGTAGTGCAGGATATGACTCTTGTCTCTCCCGACCGCAATACGGCTGATATCGGCAAACTCAAGGCAGCTATCCAGAGGGCAGAGAGTGTTACCCTGCCAAAGCGTGTACAGCTATACGACATCTACAACCACATCACCACCATAGACGGACACCTTAGCGGTATCATCGAGAAGCGTGTCGCAGCCATCCAAAACAAGTCGCTTTATTACAAAGATAAGAAAGGTAGGCGTGTGGACGCTTTCGATACATTGATATCCTCTCAGAAGTTCAACGACCTCGTTAGGATAATAATCGAAAGCAGGCTCTGGGGTATCAGTGGCGTGGAGTTTATCGTCGGCAGCCGGTTCGACTTCGAAGAGGTGCCACGCAAGCACATAATCCCCGAAAAGAATATAATAGTACAGTCTCAGTACGCCAACGAGGGCACAGACATCGACGATCTACCGTTCGTCTGGACCGTAGGCAAAAAAAGAGATCTGGGCAAGCTGCTGACCTGTGCTATGTACTCGCTGTACAAGATTAACGGCTTCGGTGATTTTGCTCAGTTTGTGGAGATATTCGGGCAGCCGGTACGTATCATATATTATGATGCTTACGATACGAAAACAAAGGAGCAGCTATCGACATTGCTCAAATCGTCAGGCTCATCGTTGGCTATGATGATACCCAAGCAGGCACAGTTCCAAATGCTCGACGGCAAGACCGCCAACAGCAATGGCGACCTACAACTTAACTTTATCCGTGCCTGCAACGACGAGATGTCCATCGCCGTGCTTGGCAATACCGAGACGACCGCCGCAAGCCGTTCGAGCGGCTATGCCCAGGCGAAAGTGCAAAGCGAGCAACAATTCGAGATAACAAAGAGCGACCTTGCATTCGTTCAAAATACGCTTAACGATGCTAAATTTCTACGGATACTGCAGAGCTACGGCTATCCCGTTACGGAAGGAGGTGGTTTTGAGTTCGAGCAGGAGGTAGACGTCGAAAAGCTCAAGGCACGGCTCGATATCGACCGCGAGGTATCGCTCAAAGTACCTCTGTCCGACGATTATTGGTACGACACTTACGGACTGCCCAAACCCGACAATTACGACGAACTCATCGCCAAACGTGAAGAGGAACGTGCCGCAATGCTCGCTCTTGCAAAAAAGGCGGAGGAGGACAATAGTGATGATAGCAATGGTAAAAAGGACAAAGGCAAGAACCTTTTCGCCAATCTTTACGATTTTTTCGTAAAAGCCCCGCCGACGGCGAGCGGGGCAGAACCCGATACAGATTTCTAATCGATGACCTCTACTACGGCGAGCCCTGCCCCTGTTGTTCGTTGGCGGACACTCACACATCGCATGGCATCACATTCAGCCCCGAGGTGATAGCCGACGCTTTAGTCAGCATCTACGAGGAGCGTTATAACCCACTCACGGAGCTCGACAGAGGACTGTTCAGAGAGACACTGCGGCACATAAACGCCGCCGTAGGCGAGGGCTTCGTAAAGGCTCACTTCGACCCTACGGGAGAATTTGCCCGACAGATACGGAGTAATAACGAGATATGGAGTGCATTTAAGGTGCATCGTATGCAGCAAGACATAGCAAGTAAGATGCTCGACCGCGACGGCAATCTGAAACCATTCTCCACATTTGCCCGCGACGTGCAGTCTATTACCGACCACCAGTGCAAGCAATGGCTGCGTACCGAGTACGACACAGCCGTACTGCGTGCACATCTTGCCGCTGAGTACAGGCAGTTCGAGGCGGAGAAAGATGTATATCCCAATATCGAGTGGACACCGACTACATCGCATACACCTGGCGAAGACCACCGTCCGTTCTGGGGCGTGGTGCGTCCTGTAGACGATAGTTTTTGGAGCGAGCACCACCCGGGCGACAGGTGGAACTGCAAGTGCGGGTGGGAACAGACCGACCGTACTCCGACAAGCGTGCCGACACTACCCGCTCCGATAGCAAAGAAAA